ACGTTAACCTTGTTGTACGTATCAACGAACACGCATACACAACCTTAACAGGAATATAATAGGAGTATAAGATATGGCTATATCAAGATCGCAGCTCGTCAAAGAGCTGGAGCCAGGTTTAAATGCCCTATTTGGCCTGGAGTACGAACGATACGACCGTGAGCATGAGGAGATCTACTCAATTGAATCATCAGACCGTGCATTCGAAGAAGAAGTAATGTTAGTTGGTTTTGGTAGTGCTGGTGTAAAACCAGAAGGCAGCTCGATCGCTTATGATCAAGCGCAAGAGGCTTTCACTGCACGCTATACCAACGAAACTGTTGCTTTAGCTTTCGCAATTACGGAAGAGGCAATTGAGGACAACTTGTACGACAGGCTTTCAGCCCGTTATACAAGAGCTCTCGCTCGTTCCATGGCAAACACAAAACAAGTTAAAAGTGCAGCAACTTTAAACAACGCATTTAGCGCCAGTTATCTTGGTGGTGACGGTTCTATGCTTTGTACTACTAACCATGCGACAACGCAGGGTGGTGTATGGGCAAATAGACCAACTACTGATGCGGATCTAAATGAATCATCTTTAGAAACTGGACTCATTGATGTCTCAGGATTTATTGATGAAAGAGGTTTAAAAGTAGCAGCAAAAGGAAGAAAATTAGTAATTCCTGTCAACACGCAATTTATTGCGGACAGAGTTCTAAATTCTCCTTTGCGTAGCGGTACTGCCGATAACGATATCAATGCTATGAAAAACATGGGCATGATCCCTGAAGGCTATGTGGTGAATCACTACATAACTGACACGGATGCTTGGTATTTATTAACGGATGTACCAAACGGACTTAAAATGTTCGTTAGAGCGCCAATCGCAACCTCTATGGAAGGTGACTTCGATACAGGAAACGTTAGATACAAAGCGAGAGAAAGATACAGTTTCGGCTGGTCTGATCCTCGTGGTATTTACGGTACGCAAGGTGCTTAAGCTTTCGCTTAATTAACAGCTTAAAGGGCGCTTTACAGAGCGCCCTTTTTAATTTATAAATTTATTAACCTAGTAATTAATTTAGTTGCGCGGACTGGCTAGGCAGACGGTATAGAGACGGCGTAGCGATAATGGTCTATATGACCAAAGGAGAATATTATGGCATCAACAACATTTAATGGGCCAGTACGATCGGGAAAGGGTTTTCAAGTAGCAATTAAAAACACTTCCACTGGAGCATATACAACTCGATATAGTTCAGTTAAACCAGATTTAACTGGCTTATCTTTATCTGATGTAGCGACCGCAACAAGCGTAACGCTCGCTGTCGATACTATTTCATACATGAATTACACAGGATTAGCCGCAGCTACTTGTACACTACCAGCAGCAGCGCAAGGTGCAATTGTAGTTTATGTTCAAGCTAAAGATACAGAAGGTGGAACAGCAAAACTTATCTTTGATTGTGCGGGTTCAGATGTTTTTAAAACCGGTTCAATAATTGAAAGCAGAGCTGCTTCGGAGGCTTCTTTTGATGCTTCCATCGCTAATGAAACTTCATTAGAATATACACCTGCAGATGTAGCAACAAACCTTTTTACTACTGGAAGTAAAATTTACTTTGTATGTTTTGAAAAGGGAACTTGGACTATCGCTTATGATTTTGCAAGTGACGCGTTAGCAGTAACTGGTGCTTTTGCTTTTGCATCGTAATAATTATAAAGGAAAAACATTATGACAACTTTAGTTCTAGCAAAAAATGCTACTGCTGGAAATAATAACACCGTAATTAGCGCAAAGCGTGGAAGGCTTCGAGGGTATGACGCGGCGGCAGACGCCGCTCAGACAACCATCGCCTTTCACGATTGTGCAACCACTGGCGCTATCGCCGGTGCTAATAAAATTATGGATCTTGTTATTCCTGGTGGTGCTAATGCTAATACCTATATTCCAGCGGATGGAGTATTATTTAAAACGGGACTTACCGTAGATGCTGATGCGGAAACAGCAGGCTGCGTAGTCTTCTACACAGAATAAGGAGGCAATATGCCAGAATATTTTAACTCAACTGCTCAAACAAGAGCTGCGGTTCAGGCTTCAAAAACTACGAAGTCTTACGGCACTCCTGTAGGACCACGTGGTGTGGTACAGGGCAAAACTACTTCTAAACCACAAGGACATGTTCCAATGCATAAAAGACTTAAAATGGGTCAACAACCATCGGAAGTTTTTAATGGAGTAAACGGAAAAACCGGTGGCAGATAAAAAGTGGATACAAAAAGCGGTTAAAAAACCAGGAGCTCTTCGTCGTTCTCTGGGTGTTAAAAAAGGAAAAAAAATACCTAAGAAAACTTTAGCTAAAGCAGCGAAGAAAGGCGGTAAACTTGGTCAACGTGCTCGTCTTGCGGAAACATTTGCGAAGATGAGACGGAAACGAGGATGACATGCCAACTTCAGGGACAACCGATTTTACTCTCTCAGTTGATGAGATAATTGAAGAAGCGTTTGAGCGCTGTGGGTTACAAACCCGTAAAGGATATGATTTAGACACGGCTCGCCGTTCTTTGAATATTTTATTCTCGGAATGGGCAAATCGTGGATTAAACCTATGGAAAATTACTCAGGGTTCTAAAACACTTGTAGCTAGTCAACCAAATTACAGTTTTTCCTCTCCGGAAGAACAAGGCATCGTTGATATCTTATCGGCGATTGTTAATAATGGAACTAATGACTATGCGGTTGATCGTATTAGTCGTATGGCTTACCTGGACCTTCCTAATAAAACAGAAACAGGAATGCCATCGGAGTGGTATTTTGAACGAACATTAATACCAACTTTGTATGTTTATACATCTCCTGATGACACAAAAACCTACACGTTTAAATATTATGCTTTGCGTCGAATTGAAGATGCGGGAGCTTACAGCAATGATGTAGATCTACCTTTTAGATTTATCCCGTGTATGTGCGCAGGATTAGCTTACTATATAGCTATGAAAAAAGCTCCTGATCGTGTACAATTATTAAAGCAGGTATATGAAGAAGAATTTGCTAGAGCTGCTGCAGAAGATGCAACCAGGGCAAGTATTCATCTTGTTCCTGCACAAGGATATTTGGGAGTATTTTAATGGCTAGAACAGATAGAGCTGCACAATTATTCCAGGCATATTTTGATGCCAAAGAACTAAATGATCAGGATGCCTTGGACATTGCCATTAATGATATTTTTAAAGAGCTCAATATAGATATGAGATCTAAAGGCGGAGCAATAGAAAAGAGGATTATGTAATGGCATTTGCAAAAGGAAAATATGCGCTTAGAATTTCAGACCGAAGTGGAGTAGCTTTTCCCTATTTGGAAATGCGGAAAGAGTGGAATGGTTTTATTGTTCATCAATCAGAATATGAACCTAAACAACCACAGCTCGGTCCTTTTCATATTGGTAATGATCCGATTGCTCTTCGTAATCCAAGGCCCTCGCGTGTAGCGCCTGCGGTGCCTGTTTTATTACCACTCAATCCTTTTCGTACAACAGCGAGTGATACAACCATTACGGTCTATTCTCCTGATCACGGGAGAGCTACAGATGATGTTGTTCGATTTAGAGATTCCTCAACGGTTTTTGGAATTTTGGCATCAGAGATAGAAGATGCTGATGGATATACTATTACAAAGGTAGATGATAATTTTTATACTTTTGTTTCTACAACTTCCCCAAGCATAACAGGTGAAGCTGGCGGAGGATCAGTCAGTGCTGGACCAGTAACAATTACACCATAACATGACAACATTAAGCGAACTTCAAACAGAAATACGAGACTATACGGAAGTTACAAGCAACGTTCTGAGTGATTCTGTCATAGGAACGATGATTGATAACACCGAAAAACGTATATTTAGGACTATTGATCTCGATGTATCGAGAAGTCATCAAACAGGAAATCTTACAAAAGATAATCCTTTTCTCTCTATGCCTGGTGATATTTCTACTACTTTTATTAGTGTGGATTGGATTCAGGTTTTAGATAGCGCTGCCAACAGAACATTTTTAATTCAAAAAGATTTGTCTTTTCTTACAGAATATAATAAGAATAGAAATACAACGGGGTTACCTAAGTATTATGGAAATTGGGATAATGATACTATTTACCTCGCTCCCACACCAAGTTCGGGATTTATAGTAGAGCTTGCTTTAAATAAGATGCCAGATAGCTTAAAGGACGCGGGAGCGTCGGGCTCAACTTGGTTGAGTACCAACGGTAATGATGTTCTTCTTTATGGATGCCTGGTTGAAGCTTATAAGTTTTTGAAAGGCCCTGCTGATATGTTGCAGATGTACCAACAATCTTTTCAAGAGGCAATGAAAGTATTTGCCATTGAACAACAGGGACGACGAAGACGCAGTGAATTTTTTGATGGAGTCTTGAGGATACCTCTTGAATCTGTCCAACCATAACTTTTAAGGAGAAACTATGGCTATTGAACAATGTGTTGTTAAATCGTTTAAGACCGAAATATTAAAGGGTCTGCAAGATTTTACCGCATCTACTGGCAATTCTTTCAAATTAGCGCTTTTTGATTCTGAAGTAACGTTGAATAATACAACAACGGCTTATGAAACAACAGATGAAGTGGGTAATTCTGGAACGTATACTGCTGGTGGTGGAGCTGCTACTGTAGAATCGACTTATCCTAAATTAGATAATACAACTGCGGTTGTAGATTTTGCGGATGTGTCTTTTACTTCAGCAACGATATCAGCCCAGGCTGCGGTAATTTACAATAACTCAACTGTATCAGGTTTAACAACTAATGCTGCAGTATGTATATTGGATTTTGGTGGAGTTAAATCTTCCACTGCTGGAACTTTTACAATTTCATTTCCTGCTGCTGAAGACGATAGTGCTATCTTGCGCATAGCCTAGTTAGGAGGCTAGATGGCCAGTATTCAAGGCTGGGGACGTGAAACGTGGGGCTCAGGTGCGTGGAGTGAATATGCTCCTATTAATGTTACTGGTCAAAGTGCTACGGTCACTCTAGGAACCGGTTTTAGCGTTTCTACTGATCAATTTATTGTTGTTACCGGACAATCAACGACTGCTACGGCAGGCGATGCTACTTCTACTGGTATTGCTTTAGTTAATCTTACAGGCGAGCAACTAGACTGGACTATTGGGCAAATTACAGCCGGGACCGGTCAATTCATTCAAGTTACAGGTGTTAATACCAATCTTACCGTTGGTCTAGGGGATACCACTGAATCTGTTTCAAAAACTACAGGGTGGAACCGTGACACAGATATTAATACTGGAGCTGCTATTGGTTGGGGAGACCAACAATGGGGAGCTGAAGGAATTACTAATAGTGTTACAGGTCAATCTGCTACAGCCAGCACCGAAGATGTATCTTCTGTTACGGGAGATGCTAATCAAACACCAGATTCCCAGGTTGCTACTTTTACTATTGGCACTTATGCTGTCAGCGGAGATAATAATATCACTATTGTTGCTGCTCCTGAACATGCTGTTACGGCTTCGGTTAATGATGTTACTATTCATATTGCTACCCAACCTGCTATTACAGGGCAAGCTCTAACGGCTGCGGTAGGCGATGCTACGGCTCCGGCCAAAGCACAACCCACAGGGGTGGAGGCAACAGTTTCCGAAGGAGATGTTACCCAAGAAACTATTTATACTTTCACAGGTGTTTCTGCTACTTTAAGTGTAGGAGATGCGGGGGTAGCTGCAGGGGCTCTTGTAGAACCAACTGGAAATCAGTTGACTTCCTCAGTGGGTAGTTTAAGAATAACCAACTGGTCTATTGTAGACGACAGCCAAACTGCAGACTGGAATAATGTATCATTGGCTGCATAAAATGTTTTCTTTATTAATAAAAGGTGTTAAATAATAAGCTATGGTATCGACGTACTCAACAGGATTAAGAACAGAATTACAAGTTACAGGAGAAAATTCAGGGACGTGGGGAACCATTACCAATAGTAATTTTTCTCAGGTTTTTGAATTTGCTATTGCGGGCGTTTATGCCAAGACATTAACTGATGGGGATACAACTCTTACTAATACAGATGGTCCTCAAACTCAGGCCAATAACGAAGCGCGGCAGAATACTCTTATTCTTTCCGGAACTCTGACAGCCGTTCGTGTTGTTCAGTTCCCGGCTACACAAAAAACTTACATGGTTTACAATAACACTGGGGGCGGATATGCTTTAACACTACGCCTGGGTGCGAGTGGAAATACGATGTCCGTGGTCAACGGAAAAATGCGTATCGTCGCTACAGACGGAACCAACTGGTATGATGTATTTAGTTTAGCTGGATTAGGAGAGTCATGGGTGGAAAAAGCAACTGGCGACTCCCCTTACACAGCTTCAGACGGGGATAATATTTTTTGTGATTGCTCAAGCGGGGCAATTACCATAACATTACCCGCCTCTCCCACAATTGGAATGCAAGTGAAAATTGTTGATGGGGACGGAAATGCGGGAACCAATAACATTACGGTTGATGGCGGCTCTGAAAAAGTTCAAGGAGACGCAGCCGATATGATAATTTCCACTAACAGTGCAGGAGTTTCTTTGGTATATTATGATTCAACTGAAGGGTGGAGACTAAAATATAATGACTAATTTACAAGATTTTACAAATAGAAGTGAAGTTGGCACCATTAAGCCTTGGGGTAAAGCAACTGCTCCTAATGGTTATGTATTATGTGATGGAACCGCTATTTCACGAACAACATATGCTGAATTATTTGCTGTAATTTCTACAACTTATGGGGTAGGAGATGGCTCTTCAACTTTCAACGTACCTCAACTTCAAGGAAAAACTCCTCAAGGTTATGATGGTAATACTTATAATCTAGCAGGCACAGGAGGCGCGAATACTGTAACAGTAGCCTTGACTAATAACCAATCTGTTTCTGCTACAAGCACGGTGGCTAATAACCAAGCCGTGACGGTAACAGGAAGTATTTCTAATACTTCTGTGACCGAGGCTCAATTAGCCAGTCACAGTCATGGTTTACCCCCTGGAAGAGGAAGTCCAGGTAACCAACTTGGTAAGGGTGGGGATAACCAAGCTTCTATGCCTAATACTAATGCGGCCGGAAGTGGAACAGGTCATACTCACTCTCATACATTAGCAGGGACCTTAACAGGAACAGTAGCTGTGACTACAACAGGAACACTAACAGGAACAGTAACAGCGGCGGGAAATAATTCTTTTTCACCGTACCTGGTTGTTAACTATATTATAAAACACTAGGAGATATTAATGGCAACACAAATTGTAATAGCAAATGGAGAAAGTGTCTTAGTAGATAATTCATTTTTAATTCACTGGGCAGATAAAGGAAATGCAATGCCTTCTCTTCCTGCTACAATTCATTTTGTTATTTGGAATGATCTGGTTGGACAAAATGAAATTCAAAATAAAGATGCTTCTACGGGTAACATGACAGGTAATACTGATTTAAATTCTACATCTGATTCTGTTGGATCAACTACTATAGGTGATTTATTAACATGGGGAGAAACCCGTAAAGGTCAGATTGAAACAGCGATCTCTGATTATGAGACTGCTTGGGAAAGTGCAAGAACGGCATGGATTAATGGTGGAGGCACCAGAGAAACTTTTAATGCTGAGGAAGCACCCGCAGCTTGGGATTGGTCAAAAACTTGGGTTGATTACGACCCTAATTATTCGTAATAGTATATTCTTCTTTCTGGTCTGCGTAAGGGCCATTTAAATCAACATAATGCACGAAAATTTGATGGTGCCAATATTCTTTTGGCTGTTGAAAAACAGGTCTCCAATGCTCTATTTCACATCCTTTATAGATTACCCCGTCTCCTGATTTAATAACTATGGGTATATCCCCCATGCAAAGAGGCCATTTATAATTTTTATCTTCGTAAAAATATTTTAAAGTTATGGAAGCGCTTATTTCACAAGCCTTTCTATCCGTGTGTTTTTCTAATTCAGCTCCTCCTAAATAAAGTCTGCTCAAACTGTAAATAGGTTTTAATTTTAAATTAGTTTGTTGTTCCATAATAGGAAGTAAATGATGGATTAAATGTTGAAAAAGTTCTGACTGGGCGGAAAGGAAGGGAAGTAAGAAAGGAACTTGGGGATGTTGGAGGGTTTTTTTATAAATTTTTAAATGCCAAGTAGACAGATATTCTACCAAATCCATGGACAACATGTTTTTGACATATTTATATTTTTTGTCTTCTAATGTATCCATGTAATAATAGCGTGCCTGTCTCCGTTACTAACTGGAGTTACAGCATGGGGGAAACAAAAATTGCTAGGAAAAATAACAGCACTTCCTGCTTCTTTTTTAACAATGTATTCTCCTTCAAAAAAAGAAAAATCGCCTCCATCATAATTCTCATTAAGTATAAACGAACAAGAAAGAACGCGTGGATAAAGATCAAAATGATCGGTGTGTGTTTTATACTCGCCTTGTTCCTCTCCCTTATATAATAAATGTTCATATCCTGTATCTTCACAGCTGAGTCCTGTATAAAAATATTTAAATTCGGCTTGATATGATAGTAGAATAGTACCAATTGCATCATATAAAAATTGATTAAATTGTTTATCTAAGGTTTTTATGTAACACTTTCTCTCGGTGTTATATTGTTCGGTGGATGAGCTGGCGTCAAGTACCGGTGCAGAATCAAAAGATAGTCCTGGCTGTGTAATAATTTTTTTACAGATTTCAGATTTTAAAATATTAGGGTATATTTTAATGTAGTCTTTTAATTGGATCATTTAAAACTTTTCTTGTTCCAAAACATTTTTTTGTATCTGTCAACCCATTCACTTTTTAAAAGATTTCTAGTTTTTCCGTGTCGTAATTCCATATAAAAACCAGACCATATTTTCCATGATTCTCGTTTAAAAGGAATAATTTGAATCATGGGGTCTCCTTTTTTAATTAAAAATTGTTCATCTCGTTTGTGTAGAATGAAGGGAAAATTAATTGCATTAATATATACATCCGTATCTACTACTCCTTCTATCATTTTCCAACGTTCCTCTATTCTGTTCATCGGATGAATAAATAGGCAACTATACCCAGGAGGAGTTTTTATTAGCCATTTATTATGGAATTTTCCTGCGTTTTCTCCTGTAGTTTTATGCCATTTTTTAGGTAATTGAGCAGCTTGATGGTAGCCAAAATCCAGTAGTTCCCCATTAGATGGAGTCACACTAAAATCATCTTCTACAGGATCTATTAAATAATCTTGATCGAACGGTATTATATAACCCGCTGTCATAGAATCTAAAAAAGGTATACAAGTTTTAAGTGTAGGATTATGCATATTTCCTTTATCAAAACGTTCTAGTTTTTTATATTCATCAGGAATAAAATGAGAAGCTGGTTTAGGATGAGGATTTATATCCGCCATATCTTTATCAATCGCGCAAAACGTTATTTTTTTATTAAACATTTTTAACTCCATATTTTTTATTAAACATTTTTAACTCCATATTTAAAACTTACAACCATACGTAATTCCACACATTGACGGGACAATTCTCTAGCTGCATGAGGAATAAATCCATCAAATAAAATTGCTCGCCCTGGTTTAGGAATAACAGATTTCCAAATTTCGTTTTTATCTTGTGTAAGAAAAACTGTCTCTCCTCCGTAATGCATGAACCATTCTTTATTTAAATAAAACATAATAGTAAAAACTTCATTATAATTTTGAGCCCCATCATCTTCATGAAAATGATGAACGGTCCCATAAATATTACCATTCCCATAAGCTCTGTTGAACTTAACTATTTTATCTAGATTATTTTTTCGTAAAATATTATTGGCTTCGTTAAATAAAATTTTATCAATTTTCTTTTTCTTATTTAAAATATATTGAAACTTTTTCCATGTATTCTGCTGAACAGCATCTCCTGCTGTCCCTGTAAATCTCCACGGAACATAATCTCTATATTCACCGTATAAAGTATCAAGGGTCTGGTAATCAAATAAATTATCATAGATCTCAAATAAAGTGTTTTGCTCTAGTTTATTACATAACAGCAGCATCTTCATTTCAGGAGTATTGTTTTTCTCTAGCTCTGTTCGGGGAGTTGAATTAAAAGTCCATACTAATTCTTCCGCTTTAGGTCCAATTAACTCTTTTATTTTTTCTCTATCCGTTTCTGTTTTTTTATCAAACACATCGTTACCATAAATACTGTGAAATAAACCTGCAAAACATATATCTTCTTCTTGTCCTGTTTTTTTTAATAAATTATAAGTCCCTAGTAAATGATCAAAGAAAGATTTATTTCCATGGGGAATAAGATTAGTTTTTTGATCTAATAAATAATTAATACAGCGACTATATTTGTTCATGAAGTATTTTTCTGGGGAGGAGTTAATTCAAAATTAAAAGACATGGATCGTCTTATAGCACCTGGTTTTTTAGTCTTAAAAGGCATCACACAATGTTGATGATCAGCTCTAAATATATAGAAATCTCCTACTTCAGGGGTAAGCCATTGGGTTCCTACTCCATCAATTCCTACTAATCCCAACATACCATCTTTAAATTTATGAGGATCGTTAGCATCGTTAATAAACTCAGGAATTTTTGTAAAAAGAACAACAGAATATCCGGTACCGTTATGATGAGTATGAGGTGGGTTATATTCTCCTTCAGTCATATCATTCATCCAACACCCCATAATATTAAGGTTATGAGGACCAGAGACAAGAAGATCATAGTCAATAGAAGTATTGATGTAATCATCCATACACTCTGTAATTTTTTTAAAAATTGTTGTACCTTCAATAATGCTCATTAAATCTAGTTCTGTATTTAGTCGACCTGCTAATCTAGCACCGTAACTCTTTAAATGATCTTTAGCTTTTTCATATTTTTGATTTAGGTCCTTAATATCTTTTAAAGGTAATTTGTACTTTTTGACAATTTTACCAAAAATCATTAATTGGCTTTTTTTCATTCTTTTCTTCCTAGTTCTTGAAGGTATTTTCTTCTTCCTAATGGTAGAGTTATATAGGAATTCGCCCCTTTTCGTAAACAGGTAAATATTCCATTTGTTGTTAATTTTTTCGTTGAAAAAGGACTTATAAGGTTCTTCCCCGAATATCTTATATTCACTGTGTGGTTCAGTCCAAACATACACGGTATTCTTTTTTTTTTAATTTCAACATAGAACCCTGCATTTTTAGGATACCACTCCTCACCCATGTCCTTGTTCTGTAAATACATACATTCAAAATCTATACATTCCGTAGGTCTGTCTTTCCATATATCGCAAGATTTATGAGTAGAACAATGAAAACACCACTCAAAAGGTTTCTTTAAATATGCTTTACGCCATAAGGAATTGGTGGGATCTGCACTAAATTTTTTAATAATTTTTTCAAAATCTTTTTTTGTATGATTTATAGCATCAAAATGAGGAAGCTTGCAGCACATGCTACATTCTTCACATTTATTAATCGTGGTATTCATTCTCTTTTCTACCCCTTTCTTATCATAAATTAAGTGCCAAGAAAACTTATATCCTAGAAAAATATTATAAATTTGATATATATCAATAATGAAAGAAATTAAGAAAATCTATGTGGCTACGCCCGCTTACGGAGGTATGTGCCATATGGGATATCTTCATTCCATACTAAAATTACAGATGATGTGTATGGATAAAAAAATAGCTCTGTCCTATAGCAGCGTTACTAATGAATCCTTGATTACCAGGGCGCGTAATACATGTGTATCAGAATTCTTGAATGATGATGCTAAACCTAGTCATTTAATGTTTATTGATTCAGATATCCAATTTGATCCAATGAGCATTAAGCGTATGATAGATTATGACAAGGATGTAGTATGTGGAGTATATTCCAAAAAAGACATTAATTGGGACTACGTATATAAGCTGACAGAGGAGCATCGACAGAAAAAAATTAAGGAGAATGACTTACTTTTTTCTTCCTCCTTGGAATATAATCTTAATTTTAAAGACCCAATGAATGTGAATGTAGAGAGGGGTTTTGTGGAGGTTTTTGATGGAGCAACAGGTTTTATGCTTATAAAAAGAGAAGTCTTTGCTAGAATGAAAAAGGCATATCCAGAGTTGCAATATCAGACAGATCAACTTATAAATAGTCAGAAGTATAAATCAAAAAACACATGGGCGTTTTTTGATACTATGATTGACCCGGATGATAAACGTTACTTATCGGAGGACTATGCTTTTTGTAGATTATGGCAAAAAATTGGTGGAAAAATATATGCAGATATCCAAAGCCCTATTACACATTGGGGGACATTTGCTTTCAAAGGTCATGTAGGAACACGATTCAAGAGCAAAAAGGAATATAATGCCATTAACAAAAGTAAACTTCAAACCAGGGATAAATAAACAAGATACCGATTACGGTGCCGAGGGAGGATGGACGGACTCTGATTTTGTACGTTTTCGCTATGGGCTTCCTGAAAAATTGGGAGGCTGGGTAGAAGCAAGCACCAATACAATTATAGGAATTGCTCGAGCTCAATTTTCTTGGTTCACCTTAGATCAAACACGCTACACGGCTCTTGGTACTAATAAAAAATTATATGTAATGTCGGAAGGGACATTATTTGATATTACACCTATTCGCTACACAGCTTCGGGTGCAACAAGTGCTTTTACTACAAGTGCATCAAGCGATGCTGTTACTTGTACCGTAAATGCTCATGGAGCTGCGGTTGGTGATTTTGTTACTATTTCTTCTGTCTCTTTAATTCCAGGGACAAGTAGTTTAACAGCGACTAATTTTGAAGGAGAATTTGAAATTCAATCTATAACCGATGCTAATAATTTTGTTATTGATCTTGCAGCATCAGAAACAGGGACACCTTTTACAACCACAGGTACAGGAACATTTAATTTTCAAATAAATACAGGCCCTGCTGTAAGTGCTTTAGGATATGGATGGGGCACAGCAACGTGGGGAGAAGATCAATGGGGTAATGCCCGTTCTACATCCACAACAACAATTCAAGGAGCCAACTGGTCTCTTGATAATTGGGGAGAGGATTTAATTGCAACATTTAGGGATGGTGCTACATATCAATGGGATTCTTCAGGAGGAACCGCGGCTCGTGCAGCACGAATCACTAATTCTCCTTATTTATCGCGTTTCTCTATGGTATCGGTTCCCGATAGACACCTTATATGTTTTGGAACACAAACAACTATCGCCACATCAGGTAATCAAGATGATCTCTATTTTAGATGGGCGAGTCAAGAAAATTTAACAGACTGGACTCCCACAACCACTAATACATCAGGAAGTTTACGTATTGGGGATGGAAGTAAAATTGTTGGAGGAGTAAAAAGTAGAGGGGCTCTTCTTGTATGGACTGATACGTCTTTACATGGATTACAATTTATTGGCCCTCCTTATACATTTGGTTTACAGCAACTAGGCGCTAACTGCGGCCTGGTGGCACAACATGCGTGCGTAGATGTAAAAGGTGTTGCTTTTTGGATGAGCCAAAATGGATTTTTTATATACGATGGTGCTGTCAAGCAGCTCGGATGTACCGTGCAAGATTATGTTTTTGATACACTTGATCCTTCAGGGCAAAATGATATTTATTGTGGTGTTAATACGGATTTTCATGAAGTCGTTTGGTTTTATCCTGACACGACTTCCTTCAGTAATTTAATTAATAAATATGTTATTTATAATTATGTAGACCAGGTATGGTCCGTAGGAACTATGGACAGAACTACTTGGTTTGATAGAGGAGTGTATGCTTATCCTTATGCTACTCAATACTTACCAAATAGCACAACAAATGTGACACCTACTATTACAGGAGATCTCTCCAATGGGGTTTCCGCTATTTTTTCTCAAGAAAATGGGTATAATGGAAATGGTTCGGCTATTTCAGCTACCATTACATCGGGTGATTTTGATATCAGCGATGAACAAGCGGGAGTTGTTATGGCTGTAAGAAAATTTATTCCCGATTTTAAAAATCAAACGGGGAATGTTAATGTGATTATGCAATTTAGAAACTATCCTCAAGGAGCCGCATCAAGTGCCAGTTCTAATTCTCTTGTGGAAACCACAACAACTCATATAGATTTACGCGGAAGAGGACGCACAGCCAATGTTAAATTCTCTAGTGATACTACTGATACAAATTGGCGATTTGGAACTTTTCGATTAGATCTTCAACCTGATGGAAGGCGTTAAATGGCTAGAATTAATATAACAAGATTTCCTAATGCGACAACCGAATATGATCCTCAACAATTCGATGCTCTGGTTCGACTACTCGAGCAAATAGTAAAACTTTTAAATACAACATACCAATATGATTTAGCAGCTGATTCCGAAGCGCAATCATGGTTTATGGAGTCTTAAATGGCTAATTCCTATGTTAATTCTGGTGTAGATCTTACTACAGCAAGTCCAACGGCAGTTTATACGTGCCCTAGTGATACAACAGCTATTATTAAATCACTTCATTTATGTAATGATACTGGGTCTGATGCTACTGTTGATATCCAATGGACAGATTCAAGTAATTCGGATGCAGTTATTATGTGGTCTAGTGATTTAGCTGTTTCATCACATAAACAAATAGAAGCTTTAGCATCCGGAACGGCTGAAATAGATGGGCAATCTACCTTGGTTTTAGAAGAAAGTGATGTATTAACTATCACGGCTAATGCTTCCAACCGTGTACACGTAACCGCAGCTGTACTACAAGTAGATAATTTTAAACGCTTTAGAGAAGCAGGAACCACTGCATAAAGACTTGAAATAGGAGTAAAAATATGGCAATTAAAGAAGAAGCTAAAATCATTGGATATAGGGACATGGATGGTCAACAAGTTCCCATCATTCGATGCGCTACGGAAACTAAAATCTATCATGCGGACTCAGGAAAGGAGTATGATAGCGAGGAAGCTGCAAAAGCAGACGTAGACGATCCTGCAACATCAACCACTGCTGAACATATTAAAAGAGATGTGAAAGTAACGGTTGCGAAACTCCATATGGAAGGAGCAACAAAAAATTAACATGGATCGTACATGCAACAAATACAGGGAATAGAAACATTACAACACGTTGCCTCTAGTTTAGGAGGCCTTGGTCGTTACGGGGATACCTATATGGTTCACGCTGCCGAAGGGGAGACGGTGATTCCATTGGAAGTCCTGGACCGCGACCCATTACTTAAAGAGAGATTATTTGATTCCATGCGTGCACTGGGCATTGACCCAGAACGCTATATCGTTGGGAATGAACTAAACTCTCGAAACCCTCTTACAGGTCAACCCGAATTCTTTTTTAAATCCATCAAGAAACTTTTAAAAAGCCCCGTTGCTCAAGTTCTAGCAGGGATGTTCTTGCCTGGCGGACCTTTGATTCCCATGGGAATGGAAGCGATTGCAGGAGGAGAAATGAAAGATATCTTCCATGCAGGTGTTCGAGGAAGTGGTGGAAGACTGGGAGCTGACTTTTTCAGTATGGATAGCCCATTTAGAGGCTCAGGATCTACCGATTGGTGGGCAGGACTTAAAGATAAAATGTGGAAATCTCCTGTTGAAGGTAAATCGTGGGATATATCTCAACAGTTAAATGCATTGAAAGAAGGAGAATTATTAGCTGCAGCTCAAGGAGAGACACAAGGCAGTGCAGCATGGAAATTAATTGTTGAAGGTCATATGAATAATGCACAAGCAGCATTTTTAAAAGCAAATCCAGCTATAAAAGGTGGTTTCCTTAATCAGATGGGTGAAAAAATAATGGCAGATCCGTTGCAGTCCCTTTTTGTGGCTGGCATGGGATACGGACAATATGATGAAGCCAAGCGCTTCAATGAGGCATTAAAACAACAACAACAAGAAGACGAGGAACATGATTACATTCCAAACTATGATGTGATTGATGATATATTAAATACCACTACACCGATTACTTATCCTAATCCAGTTGTCCCAGTTGCTAAAGGAGGAATCATGAATTCTTTGGCAACCGGAGGTTTCCCTCGCCAAACAGGACAGATTAGTGGTCCTGGCACGGGAACCAGTGATGACATACCAGCGATGCTCAGTGACGGTGAATTCGTCATGACGGCTGATGCGGTACGAGGAGCAGGCAATGGAAGTAGATCTGCAGGTACTAAAAAAATGTATGATATGATGAGACGTTTTGAAGGAGGAAGAGCCTAATGGTTGATTACATTCAAACACAAAGGTACGCTCCCTATCAAGAACAAAGGATGCAAGAGCTTTATAATACCTTATTTGGTATTAAACAGGTTGGTCAGGAGGGCGATGCTGATTACGTTGCAGGGACAACAGGGTTATTAGATGTAGCCCGTCCGGTTCCAGCACAGCAGCTCGCGGCTCAAACTCAGGAACAATTAGATGCCTTTCAAATGGCACAACAAAACCTTGGAGCTTATCAACCAGGCTTTACAGCTGCCGGTCAGGCATATACCACAGGACTAGGGGCTTTAGGAACAGGAGCAGCCGCTCTTGGCGCTGGAGCTGCAGCTTTGGGAGCAGGACAAGCACAATACACACCAACAGCATCATTAATTAAACAATTTGAAGATCCTTACAGCGATCTAGTCACAGCTGAAGCTTTAGCTGAAATAGACCGTCAAGGAGCTCTTTCCACGCAAGCATTATCCGCTCAAGCTCAACAAGCAGGAGCATTTGGAGGATCCCGGTTCGGGATTCAACAGGCGGAGTTGGGACGAAACTTACAAGACATTAAATCACGACGAATTTATGAAGATCAATCACGAAACTATCAACAAGCCCTTGCAACGTCCATGGCGGCTCAAGAAGCAGCATCAAAACGAGCTATCGGAGCGGGTCAAGCCTTTACTCAACAAGGAGCAGCCTATACCGGCATGGGGCAACAGTACGGGGGACTAGGACAATATTTTGCCAATCTTGGACAAGGATATCAAGGAGCCGGTCAAGCGGACATTGCTTCTTTGCTCGGCATTGGACAACAACGACAAGCATTCGGACAGACTGCACTCGATGTTGGCCGTGCCAATATGCTCGCACAACAAGCAGAGCCATATCAACGAGTGGAATTCGGTGCTAATATTTTACAGGGAATGCCAGCTGGACCTCTCAAAGGAGCACAGGCTATGGGACCACTTTACATGCAAAGTCCTTTTGCCTCAGCCATTGGCGGAGGTTTACTTGGACTAAGGGGCTATCAAGGAATGACAGGACAAGTACCAGGATATGGTATTGGAAATTTGAGTTTAGCGTAAATGGCTACTAATAAAGAACTACTGGACCAAATGTATGGTAATACTACGGAGGAAGCTGATACTTCAGGCATCAGTGGACTTGATTTTAATTTCTTGGCAAAAGATGCAACCGCTGCGCAACGTCTGGAACGATACAACCGGATAGCCCAGGGACTGTATCCCGTTCACGAGAAGGAGCAGTACCAGGCGCAGGCCCAACAAATATATCCGGAACAAAATTACGGGCGCGAGAAATTTTTCGCCGACATCATGCTTGGCCTGGGATTGATATCCGGCCGATCGGAAGGTGGACGGTGGGCGCCGATTGCGGAAAAGGAACTGGGAGAATATATTGAAGCCACGGGTCCATTCGCCGAGGCGGAGAGACAGCGACAGGCACAAGTACAACAGTTTGTATTTACGGAAGAGGAGGAGGACGAAGAAAAACAAAGAGAATTCCTCTCCACTTTAATTACGGGCGACATAAACGCGCAAATGAAATTCATGGAAACATGGACGCCACTGACAAAAGCACAAGCTGATTTGGCGAACCTTCCTACAGCCCACGGAGAGACCTGGGAGGTAAGCAGCACGACGGGCACCAAGAGATTGATGATCCAGAACAATCCTCCATTGAAGGATACCTGGGATTATCTTGATACAAGTCTTAAGGATTATCAATATTTAGACACGAGCCAGGGACAGCAGTACATGATTAACGGACTGGGAGACATCAAGGAAGCTCCTGGATTCAGGCTTAATGTAGGAGAGCGCATGCTCTCAGACGCCGAAGCTCTTGACAAGGGTTATCCAATTGTTGACAAGAATGGCAAAAAAATTCGCTACAAAGCAGAAGTAACGGTCGCTGCTAACGGACAAAAATCATATAAGAATATAGACCAGCTCATAACAACACCTCTCGCCTTTACCAGAACCTTAACCAACGATGAGGCTCTGGCGAAAAATTTCAGAACCGATAAGGGGCAGATCTATCAAATCAATCAGGACGGAGAGTATATCGCCTTACCGGAAACATTCTGGAAAGCAGGATGGAGAGTGGCAAGTGATGCAGAATTAGTTGAACAAGGAATTGATATTAAACTTTATCCACCTGGAACTTTCTTTCAAGTATCCCCTGACGGAAAACTGGAGCAAGGGGGAACCGTTGCGATGGCCAAAGAACGCGATCAGCGGATCGCCTACTATACGGACATGATTACACGAAACGCCAACGCCGCAAACGAGGAGATTGATCCCACAGCTGCTAGGGATATGGCTGTAAAATTAGCGGATAATTTAATTGTTCAAAGCGTCGATGACGTAGGACGTGTCTGGGGATTTGACACCGTAACAAAAGAGAACATATGGCTTAATAAATCCATTTGGGACCCCAATGAAGGCTCGGAATGGAAACTGATCGGACAGGTTAGTCCGAATGATCCTTTTGTAACTGTAATGGCGCCTCCAACCGTGAATGTGGCGACTATGACTCCTGGAGTCATTGAGGCAACACAAAAGAAAATCGGGGAGTTGGAAAAAGCCTACGCGCAAGGAAAACAACTCATGAAACTTTTGGAAAATTCTTTAGGACCGGAAGGATTTCTCAAAGCGTTCGCAGCAAATTGGCTCGCGCCTATTCTTCCAACGGAATTTGGAATGCAAAAATATTTTGAATTTTTCAACGAAGCGGCCAATGAACAAGCTATTAAATTATTCACCAGGACATTGATTCAAGCGCTGGCACTCAATCCTCGTTTCCCCGTGGCCGAGCAGGACATTATTAAGGATCTAGGACTCGAGGAGGATATTCTATCATTCTGGACTGATGAAAAAATGGGTATCGCCAATTTCAATGAAACACTGCGCTTTCTTCAAAACAACCTTAACTGGGAAAGAGCGTCATTGAATCCGGAGAAAGAGCAGTATCTCTTTGTTGATAAGGCTCCAACAGGAAGCAACTATGACCCTATTAATCTGGATACACCAGATGGAATGAAATACATGCTTCAGTTGAAAGAATATCTACCGGAGAGCTCCTTTAAAGATCTCTACTTTTATCAAAATAAGAAGAAAGTAACAGGGGTGGATGTTAAAGTTACCTATAAGGAGAAATAATGGGAACCGTCATCGTCAATGGAATTGAATATGATACTGAAACGGGAGCAGCCATTCAAACGGAGCAAACGAATACAGTTAATAAAGCATTATCCCAGGAAGGAGTTCCAGGTCTTAACACGGAGGTAAAGACAACCGAAACATTTGAACAGCCTCAACAAAAGGAAGTTGTACAAGTTGAAACCACGAGCACGGCGGCGGCCTCACCCATGTCTGTTCTCGGTCAGTTTACTCACAGTTTTATTCAAAGCCTTTTTTCCCTTCCTGATGAAGTGGTAAAACAAGTGGCGCAAGAGCTGAGTGATTCTCTAAATCTGGGATGGAGCGACCAGGATATTTTTGATTTCAGTGATTTTGTCAATAAGGGAAAAATAGGCAATGAGAAATATTTAGGAATGATGGTTAATCCAGAGTACAGTTGGCTTTTCCCACAGCCTGCAGGAGATAAAAATATTCAGCAGATTCTTCAAGAGGATGGACGCGAAGCGGCCATCAAGGCAATGGAAGAGATAGGCATTCCTCGAAGCAAATTTGAAAAGGCTGCGGCGATTGCAGGGGACTTCGCTGCCATATCCGCCCTGATGTATGGCGGTGGATACGCGATGGGTGTTCCCAAGGCCTATCCTAAAGGGACAACAGCAAAAGATATTTTTAAAATGGCCAGCAACATGCCGGCAGGGACGCAGACCGCGAGCCTATGGGGCGGGATGCTGGTTAATGACATGATGCAATTCATTCGAGCTAATCCAGGCAAGGCAGCTATATTTGATTTAATGGGAGCTGGCGGTGCAGGTTATGGTCTGGCAACGGTTCAAGAAAAAATAACACCCGAGTTCAGGGGAAACCATCCTTTTCTCGCCGCCTTGGCGGAATCAGGAGCTATGATATTGGGAGGAGTGACAGGTCCGTTCGCGGCTGTTATTCCAGGTTTGATTGTAACTAAAGGACCAACAGGATTGGCGGTAAGATTTGTCGGCGATAAACTAAGGGCGTTTTTATCTTTGCGTAGCGACTACGCGAGAAGAAAATTCCTGCGTGAAGTACAATCTACTCTTGATCACAAGACAGCCAAGCAATTGCTTCCTCTTTTTGAGCAAGTGATGGACAATCCTTCTTTAATGGAACCACAGAACATGGCGATGCTTATTCGCCAGGACATCGTGGGAGGAGAGGCAGTCACCGCTCTGAAGAACAGCGAGCGAGCGAAAATTTTAAAACAAAACCCTGAACTGGCTGCGGATGAAGGAGCCTTGGAAATGGCGGTTGTGGAAAGACTCTTTGCATTAGGAGCTGCCGATCACGTGACAGGGGATACCGTTCAACTGCTAAAAAAAGTTATTGATCCAAAGGATAAAACCAAATTCACTTATGAAAAAGTGGATGTTCCCGTAGGACCGTTTTCAAGCGAAGCTTTAGTAGCTTATGAAGCGGAATTAAAAAACCTATTTACAGAAGGTGGTGGATGGACAAAGCTTAAAGAATTTCAAGGAAAACTGAGACCAAGCCCAGATGAGATTGATGACTGGATTCAAAATAAACTGTACACGGCAAAACTTCAACTTTCCATGGCGGAGCAGACACAGGACGCGACCATCATTAATCTTCAGCAGCATTTGGAAAACACCGCTTCAGGAGCGGAGCTGCAATTAATTCATGACCGAAAATCAAGCAATGTAAAAAAGACACAACAATACTGGGAAGCGTTGCTTCCTAATTCTAAGGAAAACCCTAGTTATATTTTAAACACCATCAACAAAGACATTATAGCATTGGAGGCCGAAATCATTGAGGCCCAAGAAGCACTGGCATTGGCCCAGAGAGGCATTATCAGCGCGGACGGAAGCCCGCTGATCTCAGGAGCGGACATCATTGCCACGAATGTAGGC